GTGACGCTGGTAATCGAGCTCGCACCCGCCAGGGCCTCGCCAACATAGACCCTTTGCACGGTCGAATTATAATTGCCGCCGGAATAGGTATGCATCAGCATGTTAACCGTGTCGAACCAATCCGGCAGACTTTGATCGTCGGTGAAGGCGACGGTCGACGGGGTGAAGCTGGTGCCATTTGGATACCGGCAGGAATTTGAAATCCTCACCTCGTCGATATAGCCGGTCACTCCTGAATTCGCGCCATTGGCTGAAGCACCAATATAGAGCGTGGAGCCATTTAAAAGAATTGAACCACTGCTGTCGCTGAGGGTACCGACCTGGGTGCCATCCAAATATAACCGATAGAGACCCGCAGGCTTATCGTAGGTCAGTGCGACATGATGCCATACGTTCGTGGTGACGGTGCCACCGTTGGTCACGTGATTATTTATATTCATGTCGAGGTTGGTGCTTTCAAACCCCAGCCAATTGTTTGCGGTGTCATGCGTTCCGATGATGGTCCAATAGACGCCTCCCGGGAGAGAAGTGGGGTAAATCCACGCCTCCATCGTCCATGAGCCGCTCCAAATTGCTGGGTCGACGCTGATCGAGGCACCATCCGATCCATTAAGCGAGTTCGACGTTCCGGCGCCACCCAGAGCGGCGGTGCCTATCTTCACCGTTCCGGTTTCAAGCTTACCGCCGCCCAAGGCGGAGATCGTTCCCCCATAATCCTCCGAGAATGATGTAGAGCCCGCGCTTCCGTCAAAGTGCACGAGGGCAAATTGCCAGGGACCGGCCGGTGCCGATGACCCATATTGAGGCGCTGCTGTTTTTGCAGTCGCGGTCAGCGCGCCTGTGCCGGCATTCCTATCAATGGATAAATAATTTGTTACCGAGGCCGTGAGCCCCGACCAGAAGCCGGTCTGGTCGCTCGTATAACGGCCAATATAATCGACAGCGCCCGTCGCGCCGAAGCCGGATGCGAACGCGACCTCAACCGGCGTCGACGTTGCCAGGAGATTGACTGCTAGCCCGGTGCCGATCTGGAGCTCAGCCGGCTGGCCTGAGCTCGTAGCTCCTCCGAGCACGGTCTGCCGTGTGGGAATGATAAAGCCCTGGCTGCTTGCGATGGCGGCGGTAACAAAGGCCGTGGTTGCCAGATGCGTAGTGTTGTCCCCGGGCGATTGCGTCGGCGCGGTCGGGGTCCCGGTCAAGGCCGGCGACGCCAGCGGTGCCAGAAGCGCCGCGGCCGTCTGCGTCTCGAAATTGGTAGCGACGAATGCCGTGGTCGCCAGCTTAGTGCTGCTGTCGGCGCCGGACGGCGTCGGCGCGGTCGGGGTCCCGGTCAAGGCCGGCGACGCCAGCGGTGCCAGGAGCGCCGCGGCCGTCTGCGTCTCGAAATTGGTGGCGACGAATGCCGTAGTCGCCAGCTTCGTGCTGCTGTCGGCGCCGGACGGCGTCGGCGCGGTCGGGGTCCCGGTCAAAGCGGGCGACGCCAGCGGAGCGCCCCCAAGATTTGAAAGCGCGGTCGCGGGCGTTACAACCTCCGAGAGATTATTCGCCGGATTGAGCGGCGTAAAGCCGAGACCGCCGGTAACGTCCCCCGAGGAGAGCGCACTCAGCGCGGTCACGCGACCATAGGAATCGACGGTCGGCTTTGGGCCTGAGCCCGAGACCGAGACCGTGGCAAGATCGAGAGTGCCGCCGCTGAAGGCAAGCCGCGCGGACACCCCGCCAGCCGCCATCGCACCCGCTCCGGTGAAATAGGGGAATTTATTGGCGGACCCGGTGAGCCCGGCCAGGGCGTCGAGGTTTGCGTTCCACGCCTCGACATTGGTCCCGATGACCAGGCCGAGGTTCGCTCGAGCGGTGCTGGCACTCAGAAGTTCAGACAGATTGTTGGCTGGATTGAGCGGGACGAAACCGATGGCGCCCGTGACATCGGCCGACTGAAGCGGGCCGGGGACCCAGGCTGACCCCGAGGAGCGGAGATAGTATCCAGCTGCCGGCGTGACCGTTGTAACCGGGAAACCTCGAAGCGCCTGGACCGTCAGCGCACAATTCGAATTGACGGCATCCCCGGTGAAGACGGGAAGCTGAGTGCATCCGAGGGTGCCGGAGATCTGTGAAAACGAATAGTCCCCGATAGTGGCAGTCACATTGCCGACGCGCCCGAAGACGGTCTGCACGGGCGCGATCAGCGCGAAGGCAGAGAATGGCGCGCGAACGGAATTCCCGCTCTGCGACATGATGACCGAATCGCCAGGCTGCAAGGGAAGTGCGGCCAGCGGGAAATTGCCGAGCCGGATGCCCTGCTGGGCCGAGCTCGAGGATACCGCCCCCAGGAGAAGCAGCGCCGCGCACAGGCCGCGCGCGAGGAGGGCTCGAATGCCGATCATGCGTGGATTCCCCTCAAAGCAGGACGGGCTGCCCCCCGTCCGTCAGGATGATATCACCGTCATCGTCGAGCGCATAGACAGGACCGCCGAGCGGGCCAGGTGCCTTATTTCCTTGGAGATTCCAGGCCCATTGATACTGAAACCGCGTCACGGTGCCATCGGGCTCGGTGATGACCACAACGATGACCATTTGCACGGGAGTCGCCCAGACACACTGCACTGCCACCGTCGCGGCGACTTTGTCCTCGAGGAGCCACTCCAGGGCTTCCTTGCAGATATCGGTCGCCTCTTGAAGCAGGCTCGTAGGATTCGATTTGATTTTCCGGCGAAGCGTCCAGAGCCGGCTGCCGATGGGGCTGCTCTCGTAGGAATCGGGCCACCATCCGCGACGGTCGGTCGAGCGGTCTGGTGGAAGCTGGTCACGAGGAATGACGCGGTCGGTAAAGAGCGAAATCAGCACGGCCGTCTCGAGGTCCTGGCCGATCACGAGCGCGCCGCCCGCGACCGCCCAATCGCCGCGTTGGCGTTCCCGGTCCCAGAAAATGGCTATGTCCTTCATGGCTTCGTCCTTGGCTTAAGGCGGCGGGAGCGGGCCGGCGACCCAGGGATGATTCACGGTCGAAGATACACCCGGGAGATTCATCCAGTTATCTAATTTGAAGACGCCCGGGCTCGTTTCGGTCCAGCGCAGGCCCCAGCCGTCGACGTCCCAGGAATATGAGTGCGATGCATGCACCACTATATCCTTGCCGAGCACGGTTACGAGATTCGGACTGCTCACAATGATGCCCGAGGCTTTGAGATAAACGCTATTCCCGAAAGCGTCATAGACCATCGCCTCTCCGGGGAGCATTCCCTTGGGGCGATACTTTTGGTTGTTGCTCCCGATGACAACGGGGTTTGATGGGTCGCCGGCAATATTCAGCATGACCACATCCGTGCCAACGGGCAGACACCCGGCAAATCCGAAATTGACCACAATCGGACGGCGGTCGCGCGTGACCAGGTCATTGATGATGGCCTGCACGGTCGCGATGGTGCCACTCTCGTCAGGCGGAGCCGAGGTCCGCCCGAGCTCCACGAGCGTCAGGATGCGACGATAAAGCCTGGTTATTGGATTGCTCATCTGCCGGTTATCCCAGTTGGCGCAGGACCGCCCAGCGCCTTGCTGACCTGCCAGTCGTAAAGCTGCAGGACATTGGGCTCCGGCTGATAAGCGGCAGGTGGCATGAGCGTAACATCGGCGACCTTGCCGCGCTGCGCATCTTCGATGAATGAGACCTCGCCAATGACCCAGGAGTCCTTAGGCGCCAGCTTCAGCTTCGGCACGTAGACCGGAGCGGTCGCGTTCGGCGTCCAGAGTTTCCCCTTGCTGTCACGCCATGTGTCGACCGTGCACGTGAGCGCCTGGCTGCGGCCGATGTGCCTGGCCTTTTCCCAATTCGCGCGAGCCACGGCAAGCGACTGCCCGTTAACGAGTTGCTCCGAGGCGATCACCATTTGCCTGAAGCGCGGCACGGTATCGTCCAGCACCGTGGCAATTAGATTCCCCTGGGTACCGATATCGTGCAGTCGGTCGACCGTCATCAGCACCGCCAGATATTTCGAGAATCGCTCGTCGGCGGTGAACGTAACGTCCGCGGCTTGGATATTGACGCCCTGCTGAAAGCCGCTCGAGTGGGCTCCCCCGCCGCCGGCCTGTGCCAGAATCAGGTTTCCGTCTGGGCCATCGTAGGCGAGGAGTGCGGCGTAGCGGGTGATGCGCTCGATGATTTCATAAGGAGTCTCGCTCAATTCGACGTTAAAGAGCGGAATGGCAGGACCGGCGCCGGCCAGCGACGTCACCTTGATACCATAGGGCGCGGCCAAGTCCTGGGCCAAGGCCAGGGCGCTCGCACCGGAGATCTGCGCGCCAGCGATGACGGCCGAGCAATCGACGATATCCTCGCACCGGCTCCGGCCCATGATGCGGACGTTATGGCCGGTCGTTGAAAAACCGGCTGCATAGCGGTCGACATAGCCGTCGATGAGAAGGTCCGGGCCGGCGTAAAGCTGACAGGAATCGAACGGCCGAATGTCGATATTCGCGGCGCTGGGAAATTTCTCGGTGACCAGAAGGTCAAAGTCCGAGGGGCATCGCTCCACGCCGCGCGTCACCCGTACCGATTTCCAACCGCCCCAGGCGACGTTTCGCACAACCAGCGTGACCGTGTCGTTGGGCGCGGCCATCGGCCTTAATCCGAAAGGGCTTTAAACGACAGCGGCATAAACAGCGACATCGGCGGGTCCGCTCGAGCCACGAGTTCACGGTCGCGCGCGGCGTCCTGGTAGATGCGATAGGCCAGCACGAGCGAAGGGATCGCCGCCTTGAAGGTGAAGGTTGCCAGGCGCGGAAGCTGCGCGCCGCGGGTCTCGAGGTCGGCCGCGACCGCCGTCCGCATATCCCTGAATGCCGAATAGGTCGCGTCGTCGTCGCCGTCCGCTGCCAGCGTTATCTCGGCGTCGAGGAGAGCACAGATACTGGTTCGAACCGCGACCGCGTCGTCGTATGAGCTCGGCAAGTAATCGGCCGAGGCGCTCGCGAGCGAGATGAGAGCCGAGCGCCGGGCCACGGCGAGCTCGATGTTCCATAGCGTGGCGATGGCGGCGCCGATGGGGGCCGAGCTCACGGGCGGACTCGAGGAATAGACCGCCAGGGCGGAGAGAAGCCGGATCTGGTCCGCCGGGTCATTGACCGCGGCCCTGACTGTCTCGGTGAGCGCCATGAGCGCCGTAACCAGCGCCGTGGGCGGATCGGCGATGAGAAGGGCCGCGCTCACCGCTTCCGAAGCCGCCGCCTCGAGCTCGGTCTGCTGGGTTATGGCCTGCGCCAGCATTTCAGCCGTGGCCTCGCTGACCTGAGCGATGACCGGCTGCGTCAAATCGATAGGAGGAAGCGCAGGCGAGCCCGCCAGCGCACCATTGTCGTAGCGCCCGAATGATGCATCGGCCACGAGGAGACCGATGCCCTTCGTGGCACCGGAGATGCGCGCCGAATTTGCCGCGAGCGATACGACCAGGGCGGCGAAACCTTTGATGGCGCCAGCGGCACCCTGTGCAATTTGAGCGTTAAGCATCAGCTTTTAGCCAGGTTGTCGACCTTGCTCGAGGCGTCAGCCGCGACCGCGGCGCCGGCATTGTTGGCGGCGGTCTTGGTGACGTTCTGGGTCGAAGACACTGCGGCAGGGAAGATGACCGCGCCGCCCTCGATGAAGCGGAAGGCAATCTCCACCATGCGGCCGGCTTCGGCGCGCTCGCCGATGCTGCATTCTATGAGATTGGCGTAGATCGTTCCCAGCGACGGGTGCATGAGGGTGCCGAGCCCGGGAATTTCGGCAGCGTCGAGCATGGCGTCGCGCTGGTCGTAAACATCGTCCCCTACCAGGAATCCCCTGAAGGTATAGCTGCGAGTGCCGCGGCCGAGGTCCTCGACATAGACCGTGTCGCGATCAGGATACTCGTGCAGTGCCGTGCGGCGACCGCGCACAACCACCGCCTCCTTGACGGCGAACGGTACGCCGCGCCAGGATGCCTGCTGAAGGCGCCAGGACCAGAATCCGAGGCCAGCGACGAAACTCTGGAAATCCATTATGGACCTGCCGCCGGCATGGCTGTCTCAACGCGCGGCGGACCCGCCATCGCGCCGCCCGAGGAGCGAGCGTTAACCGTGGTGCCGGCCGGAGCACCTCCCAGGCGCACGTTGACGTCCACAGTGCCGGATGGCCCAGCGGCGCCCGCCGTGCCCCCGAGATTGACGCCGGCTGGCTGTCCCAGCGCCTGGCTCACCCCTTGCGCGACCATGCCGGCGGAGAGCGCCACGCCATTTTCGTGCTGAGCCATTGCCGAGAGCACGGCCTGCGCGACGGCCGGATCGCGCATATTGATCGGCGTGTCGGGGTCGAAGCCGGTCGTCTTCGAGACATCCGCGACGTAGGCCGCGGTGTTGTTTTCACCAGGCGGCGCCCAGCGCGAAATCATTTGGCGTAGCGTGGTGAGCCCGTACGCCTGCTGGTAGACGATTAGCTGACGCTCGGCGGCGGCGATGCCCGACTGCATCGATGCATAGACGCCATAGCCGCCTTTGTCCTGCCCGATGGTGTCGGCCTGCCCGGCATATTTTAGGTTGAGCGGGTTGTTGTTGCGCATGCCGCGCGGGCCTGCATGCATCCAATCGCGCATCTGGCCCCAGAAAGACTTTGTCGGGATAAGCGCGTCTGCGGCGTCGCGCTGTTTTTTCCACGCCTCAATCTGATCGCCTGACATCGCCGGCTGGCTGCTATCGCCGGAGAGTGCCAGGGGGAGCGTGACCGCGGCGGCGGGGCCGGCGCCGATGCCGAGCCCCAAGCCGCCGGCCGTGCCGGTGCCGAGGAGGGCGCCGGTGCCAACCGTGGCCGCGCGGACGGCAAGCGCCAGCTTCGTTAGGTTTGCGAGCACGGCGATGAATTTGGAGCCGAGCCACAGGGCGAAGATGACCTCGATGGTTCGGCGCCAGCCGCCGAGCGCCTGTGCGACATCATTGGCGCCATGCGCGATGAGGCTTATATCGTTGCCGATTGCGCGCCAGCCCGTGTCCTGCAGGAATTTTGCAAAGGCTTTGACCTGGTCCGTGATGCCCGTGGCAATCCACTCGCGGTTCGTGGCGATCCATTCCGCGAATTGATGGAGGAGCGGGCCGAGCACGGGGGCGAGGTCCACTGAAATGGTATTTGTGAAGCCCTCGAGCGCCATTGACAGTTCGGTCTGAGCCCGACGCAGGGCGATGGCCGACTTTGCGGCATCGGCATTAATAACGCCGTAGTGCTTCGCCATTTCGACGTATTCCGCGATGCCGGCAGAGCCGCGGCGCAGGAATGGCAGAAGCTGCTCGCCGGCACCCCCGAGGAGTGCGGTCGCGGCGCGCGCCTGCAGGGTCGGGTCTTTGATGGCGGCGATTTTGTCGGCGAGCTCCGGCAGGACGTCCACAACGTCCCGCGCCTGATTTGCCCCCGTGCGAAATTCAATGCCCAGAGTGCGGAAATAGAGAAGCGCCTCGGGGTTTCGACCGCCGATGGCGTCGGTCATGCTGTCCTTCAGGTTCTGCAGGCCAGAATCCAGCGCGGCGGCGGTCGAGCCCGATAGGCGGGCCGCACCCTCGAGTCCCTGAAGCTGTATCGTCGTGAGGCCGATGCGAATGCCGGTGAAGCTGAGCCGCTGCCCGAATTGGGCCCAGCTATCGATGAGGCGATACATGCCGGCGATGGTCACGGCTCCGGTAATGGCGCCCAGCGGCGCGACAATCCGGCCGATGTTGCGAAAGGCGTTGAGCGCATAGGCCGCGACGTTCCGAAATCCCGCCGCCAGCTTAGTGAGGCCGGAGACGTCCGCCAGCTTGGTGAGGTTTCGCCGCAGCCTTACAAACGGCGCGTTGAATTCGTCGACCTTTTTTCGGATAGCCTCGATCTTCTCCGAGGCCCGGTCGGTCGCCGTGATGAGAATTGGATATGCGGGCATTTACTGCTTACTCTGCTCGATCTGGTCGTTCGCCTGGTCGCACCACCAGAGAAGCTCGGTCCCGCTCAATGCCCACGCCGCCTCAGGTGACCAGCCGTAATACTTGGAAAGCTGAGCGGCTAATTCTTTCCAGTTACGGGGCCACCTTCGATAAAACGCTGAAGGTAGTCCGACGCCTCCCGCACTTTGGAGATGGGCAGGCATTCGACCACGGCCAGATTCCATCCGGTGACGGCGGAGATGAGCGCCAGCTGATAGCGGCGCATGCTTTCGACGTTCACGCTCGAGCGGAGATGGCCCTCGGCCTGGCGGACCTCGCTGGCGCGCGGCTCCCGGAGTTTGAGCTCATCGTATTTCGCGCCCTTGAGCTCGATCGCTGGGTCCAGTTTGATGATGAGCTCGGCAGGGAGCTCCTCGCCGTCTTTTTCGGTTGCGTCCATCAGGCGAGCATCTCCGCGACGTCAGGACCTTCAAACTGAATTTTGTAGGTCCCGTCCATCGTCTTAACCTCGTCCAGCTGGGTGACCCACATGCCGACGCCGAGAATGGTCTTTCCGTTTGCGAGCGTAAAAATCACCGTGCTCTGGGTGAGCCGGCCGAGCACGGTAATGGGGATGAGCCCATTGTCGCGCACGTTGGCCGACATCATGCCCTCCTGTGGCATTTCGCTGTAGCCTTCGACGCGGCTCTGCCCCTTCAGGGTTTCGCGCTTGGGGATGCTCGGGCGCCAAGTCGCATCGCTCACGACATCGTAGGACGCGCCGTCGATGGTCATGGCGGTGACGCCAGCGAGGCGTTGATTTTGGTTTAGGCCCATAGGTCAATCCCTCTGCGTTGCGCCTGGCGTTTAGGGCTTGGTGAATTGGATCAGCATCGCGATCTGGCGCAGCTGGTTTGCGAGCTCGAACGGCAAGAGAAGCTGGACCAGGCCATTCCCGGCGTTCTCGGCGGTCGCGTTGTTGGCGAAATCGTCCGGGTTCTGCATGAGACCCTGACTGGCCTGAAAGCGGTAGCGCGCGATGGCCGAATTCAGGATGGTCTTCGAAGTGCACATGCCCGAGCCTGCCGCGATTGGCGTCCCGTCCGCCACGAGAATCATCCGGTTAAAGTTCGTCGACAGATAGTCGATCATGTCCCGGATGGCGAATTGCAGCGTGTACATGGTCTCGACGTCCAAATAGGAATCGTCGGCCACGCCGTTCGTCGTCTGGTAGGTGGTGACCAGGCGGTCGGTGAAGACCTGGCCGGCATTGTCGACTTTGAAGGTTGACATGCCGTCATAAAGCATCGTGTTCCGCTCGGAGATATCGAAGCGCGACGCCAGCGGAGGCGCCTTCACATTCAGCTGCATGTCCTGTAGCGGCGTTGCCGGATTGGCGCGGATGCTGACCGCCGAATTTGCGGCGACGTCCGCCGCCAAGCGCCAAACCGGCGTCGGGCTGTCGTAGAAGCCCATGCAGGTCTCGTGCTGATTGTTGCGGCTGGTGCCGAAGGTCGTCTGCCCCGAGAGAGTGCCGCGGAAAGCGTAGAAGACGCCGCCGAAAAGTTCCTGCTGCCAGGACCAGCGGCCGGTCGTGTCGTTCAGGAACGCCTGCAGGGCGTTGAGCGTCGTGGCATCGTTGTAGGGGCAGGCGATGAAATCGAAAGTCTGGTCCGCCGAGATATTGGCGAGCGCCGTGGTGATCAAAGGGTTGGAGGTGCCGCCGGTCAGCTGCGGGCCGCTGAAAACGACCGTGGTGCCGGCCGGGGTGTATTCGCCGGAGAGCGCGCCAAGGAAGTTCGCACGCAGGTCGATATCGTTACCGGCAAGACCCTTGTGCACGGCCGTGAGCGTGACAACCGCAACCGCCACGGCGGCGGTGACCGGGAGATCTCCGGCTGCGGCGACGGCGGCGGCGAAATTTGTGGCCTGGGCGTCGGCGGTATCGCCAATGGCGACGGGGAAGGCCACGAGCTCGCCAGCGACGTAGATGCTCTGAGTGCCGGCGGCGGTCGCTGGTCCGGTGAAGGTGACGGTGCCGCTCGCTTGGACGCCCGCCCCGTTGTCGTTGAGCGGGAGGAGCCAGAGCTCGCCGAAGGTATCGCTCTTGCGATACTGGTCCACCATCTGCGCGAGCATGGCGCTCGCGCCACCCGCGCCGGCCGCGGCGTCGCCGTAGCCGGTCGAGATGACGGGGATGTTGGCGGCATAGGTCGCGCCGGCCAGGACCTGGCCTAGCATGAGGGCGCGCTGGGGATTCTGCGCGGTGTTCGCCTTGCTTGGATCGACCTCGGCGAAGACGCCCGGGACCCGATTGGTGCTGGGGTAGATTTTGAAATTGATCATCGGTCAGGATCTCCGGTTAAGCGCCGGCCGCGGGCTTCGCGGTCTGCGGCTTCGACGGGGGGGCTTTCGCGGGAGCGGCCGGAGCCGCCTTAGGGGGGCGCGGCGGACTCCAGGGCTCGAGGACCGTGGGCGCCTGAGCGGCGACCACATCGCCATCGCGGAGCCGACGATGCCAATACGGAGTCTCGGGGACCTCGGCGCCGGTTTTCGGCAGGCTTCGCTTCGTGACCGGGTCGCGCACGGTCAAGTGCTCTGGGCCGCGCTTGTCCTCGGCCAACGCCTCGCGGTTCGCATGCAGCACGGGGTGCCGGTCGGGATCGATGGTGCCAGGCTTTACGAACATTGGTGCGCGCTCCTTACTGCACGGGCTTCACATCGAACGAGAGGCCGGGGCCCAAAGGCTGGCCTTTGTTGGTGACGGTGTTCTGAATTTCCTTGAGGGGCTGGACCGCGGGAGCGCCAGCGGCGTCAATCGCCGGCTGGTACACCTGCGGCACTTCGAGCTCGAAGATGACAACGGCTTCCCCCAAGTGAGTCTCAGCTTCGGACTTTATATCCATCGCGGTTTCGACGCTAACAATTTGTTGGATGGCGTTAGCCACTATGAATTGTGCGTTTAGAAGCAACGCGTTCTCGATTTGAACCGAGAGAGACTCGAGCGCCGCCAGGGCGGTGTCTTCGGTCGTTTTCGAGACGCGGCCGGTGCAGACCAGCTTGATATTGCTGAAAAATTGCGGGACGCCCATGCGCGCCGCCGAGTTTTCCTTTCGCTCGTGCGGTGTGCGAACGAAGATCGACGGGTAGGGCGGGACCGAGGGCCAGTCCTTCGGGCTGAAGACAGCGGCGCCGGCATCGGTGCCTGCGGCCTTCAGGACGGCCACGGCCGAGGCGCGAATCGTGGTCCGGTCGATCATGTGCCCGAGGTCCGGTTAAGCATCAGGATCGCCCAGCCGTGGCTGTCGGGGCGCACCTCGCGCACGGCATAGACCGTGCCAGCATAGGGGCCCTCGAGGATGGTCAGCGCATCGCCCTGCAAGGGCGGCGAAGGGAAATCGGCCAGATTGACCCCGAGAGCCGGCGCGACGGTGTTAACCGGCGGCGCATCGGCGCTGAGCTCGAGCTCGCGGTAGGCATTGTCATAGACGCCGTTGATGCGAAAAGAGCCGCCGGCCTGAGGAGAGAATGTAGCGGCAGTTCCGAAATCGGCGAGAGCCAGGGGGCCGAGCTCGGTAAGGTCGATGTTCCCTGCCACGGGTTACCCCGCCGGGCGAGCGCGCGCCTCTTGCCCTGCGACGGTTACGGTCGGCCCCGGTGCCTTCGGGGCTACAGGCGCCTTCGCATTCGGGTCCACAATCACGCCGGCCTTCAATAGCGCCTTGGCTTCGTCCTTGCTGACGCGGAGCGTCTTACCAGGGCCGTGGCTGCGCAAGGTCGAATTGATGATCGGCTTGGCCGGGTCCTTCGTCTCGAAGCGTTCGCTCTCCGAGAGAGTGACGGTGTGGCCCGGTGCGACGGTGACCGTGACCAGGCCGTCAGTCGCGGCCTTCTCCTTGGGATCGGCCATCGGCCTAGCCTTGGACGCCGACCGCGGCCTGCACGAACAGCGTGGTGTTGACGCGGCTCGGGATGACCAGAGGCGCGGACTGCATCAGGAGGATGCGCTGGGCCGGGTCC